ACCCTCATTCTTTAAACTACCTAATGCTTTAGATTTAGAAGCTAATGTTTGAGGTGCTGATTTCTTAGACTCCAAGGTAAATGATTTCTTTGGCGTCTCCAAGTTACCCTGGAATTTAGGAAGCCATTCTGTTTCAAACTCAATTCTAGCAGCCATTAAATCAGCCTGATGGACAATATAAGGTAAGCTAGTTCTAGGTTTTAATTCTGGCATGTAGGTCATAAGATATTTTTCATTAGCTTTATCATATAGACCATCATGAGTTTGAATTGTTATCATTTCATTAAAAGTATAAGTAATACCATTTGATTGAAGTAAAAACAAACTTCTATCAGGCACACTAGCGAAAGCTAACTTATCATTAAACTTATAATCTTCTCCTAGTTTTTCTTTCCTCCACTTATCATCTTGAGGAATATAAGCTTCATGATTCTCATCACCCATTTTACCCAGGTCATGATTTAAAGCAGAAAACACAAGTTCCTCTTTAGTGTAAGTAGTAGTATCAGCTCCCATTTTAGCCCACAATTCATGAAGATGAAGAGCACAAGTGATAACTCGATTAACATGATCTACATACCCTCCAGGGAAAGCGTTATGATATTCCTTTTTATGAGCCGCGGGCATCAATATCAAACGCTCACTAAATTTCTCATAAAAGTTAATCAAATTAGTTTTACGAGGTTCAGAAATGTGATCCTCAATAAAACCCATCAAACGTAACCAATTCTGTTGAATTTCCTCAGCTGTTAATTGCATATTAATAGTTATTAATTTCTCCAGGTCCCAATGGTTCCTGTTGTACAAACGCTTTAGCGTCGTTAATGTTATCCCTCATCTCTTGAATAATCTCATCCACCACAACCCAGTTATTCTGTCGTAACGCGAATTGCAGTTTCTCAATTCCCCCTTCTACCCTCTCCATTCTTCTCATTATTATATCTCTGTTTTTCATATTTTTCTTAAAACCCGTAACAATAATATAACATTAAAAGAAATGTAAGCCAAGCTTAGGCTAAAAGGAGTTTTATAAACTCTAAATTCTTTTTAAGATGCGCACACTTTTCATACTCTTCATGCTCTTGAAAGTAGTTTATAGCTAACTCCAAAGCTGTTTTTAAATGTAAATCTGAGAAATGATAAAGGGCTTCTTGATGTGTCAATTCATCAGGATTAACTTTAGTAATATAGTCGTAGGCTCTAGTAAACACTACAAATTCTCCTGCTCTATCTATATCAACTTGATCTAATCCTTCATCTAAGTTTTCAAAAAACGTTAATAATTGATCGCGGAATACATTGTGATTATAAATAAGCTTTTTGAACATTCCAACCCAAAATAAAGGGTGGTTTTTATAGTCTGTTATTAAAATATCTGCAGCCTGTGATTTCTCCTTAAGAGAATTAGGCTCTTTACTATTAAATAGATCAAATATTTTATTCACGTCCACAACCATACATATAAATGGCCTATACTTCTCATATAGGCCATATAATAAACTACCCTATTCAGGTCACGTCAGGTGTCAAAATTAACCAATAACGTTGTCTAGATGGTCAGGTATGCCATCGCCATCTACATCTGCTATTTCTTTATAACCAAAAGCAGTCATAAATTTAGTGACACGATCTTTTAAATCACCATCAGTATCCTCGAACCAATCTTCTTTTAATTGGTCATGTTCTAAAATAGTAGTTAATGCTTTATATATTTTTTCAACATCCTCAACTAAATAGATATCTGGTGTGTGAAAATCTAAACTAAAAGCATAATCATCAATTTGAGGGATATCTAATAAAGAAGTTGTTTTACCTATTTTCTTTTCAGTTGGAACATTTTTTCCAAACTTATGAAAGTATTCTCCAATGTAGATATATCCTTGTCCGGGTTGTAATTGAAACTCACTCATTATTTTAATAAATTATAATACTCGTTAAAATGTTTAATACGATCAGGTAAACCAATTGTTCCACCATTTACTCTTTTAGTAACAGCAGTTACAGTTCCTTGATCAGCACCTTTATCACAGATACTCCAAAGTCCATTTTTATTAAAGAACCAAGCAGCAGACATTAAAGGATATTTAGTAGCAACTAAATCAGGATTAGCTAAAATTTCCTCAGGAACAAACTTATCAAAAGCAGAATAGTTATCTTTACCAGTCAATTGGATATAACCACGACCTCTAAATTTAAATCCTTCTTTTGTAGCTTCAGCTCCATTACCCATTCTACCTCCATAAACTTTAGAGGCAATAGCCTCAGGTTTACGAGCATATTGTTCTGCCAAAGCTAAAGTAGGGAAATATTTTTTAAATATACCCATTAAACCTTTAGAAGAGTAATTCAAGTTTTCTTGAGTAGCTTTCCAACCTCCTGATTCATGACCACACTGGGCTAAGAAATGAGCTAATCTTAAAGGATTAGTAATACCAAATTTAGCAGCAGTATCAGGAATCTGAGCTAATACAGAATCTGGAATATGTCCTTTTAATTTATCTAATTTAAAACCAGAAGCAGGGACTACTACAGCAGGAGCCGCAGGTGCCACAGGAGTAGAACCCATAATTTTATTCCAAGTAGAATCTCCTACTATACCATCTGCTACTAATCCATTAGCAGCTTGATACTTTTTAACAGCTTCTTCAGTCTTAGGACCAAAGTTACCTACAGGATCAACTCCTAATTTAACTTGGAGTTGTTTTACCTGTTCATTATTATCACCTTTTTTTAGTAACATAGTTATTTATCTTTATGTTTATCGATTTTTTCTAAAATTTTATTTAATACAGAATGTTTAATAAAGCCAGCATTTGAAGCATTTTTTAAAGCACTAACTATTTGGAATATTACAAACGGCATTATAATAGTTTCTGAGAGCCAAGATGTACCTGGAAATCCAATTTCTACCATTAATATTACTGTTAGTATAACTAACCAAGTAAATGTGGTTTTTAATACTTTAACTGCTTTATAAGTTTTAAATCCTTCTTTCTTAGTACCAGCAACTATACCGAAAAACCCATCCATAAAAGCAACAGCCACTATAGCTAAATACTGCTCACTATTATCTATAGCTAATCCTCCGAAGTAACTACAAACAAAAGCAAAGGTTGTGGTTAATGATAATAATAATACTAGTAATGTAGATTTCATTATCCTTCTATATCTTTATCTTCTTCGTGTTTATCTTTTTTATTCAAAAATTTATCCACAGAGGCAATACCAAATGAACCTAAAATGATTACCATAAATCCATCAAAAATAAATTCATTAATTACTAAAGCAGTACCCATGTAACCTGTTACTAGGTCTACAATAAGGGCAATACAAAGCATAAAGAAAGCAATAAAGCCTACTAATGCTTTTTCATTAATTGAGTTGTTGTCGTCGAACAGTTGTTTAAAGAAATTTTTCATATTATAGTTGTTTTGTTGTTTTTGTTAAACTTTCTTGTAACGCTTTCGAGAACGCCTTTCGGTTTAACGGAACTTCATTATTTTCAACATTTAAAAATGCAGCGAAAATAAAGGTTTTTCTAACACCAACTGATTTATGACAACCTGTACCTATGCATATTGTAGTTTCAACAATATAATCTTTTTTTAACCATTGTAAACCTATTATGTTTACAATTTGTTGAGGGGAATAAATACTATCTATACTTACTTGAACAGACATACCTAATGAGTCATTGGGGGTATATCCTTTTTCAATTAGTAATTCTTCAACAGTTTCTTTAACACCAAAAGTAACATCTCTACCTCCAATAGTTTGGATGTGTTGAACATTAGTTACATTAACACTTATTTTAGTAGTGTCAATAGGTGATAAAAGTAATAATATAGGAGTTAATAAATTTAACATCTTTTATAAATATTAATAAGATACAGAACCCGCATACCCAGGAGCAATAATATAAAGATTTAATGTTCCTCCTGATGTTAAAGTTCCTGTAGTGAGAGTACTTACTCCTGGGTAAGTAGCTCTAACATTTGTTTTGGCTGCTACTATTAAATTGTATTGGGCTGTAGTAAAGATTCTAACATCTGGAGCTGTTCTCCACCTAGAAAAAATACCTGCTTTCCTAGCAGCTACATAGTATTTATCTGCTATTGAGATTATACCATCATCATTAACA